GCAATCAAAGGCGCAGGATCAATCAATGCGGGAATAAGTTTAATCAAGGAGTTTGATGTGATTGTTTCAAGCGAATCAAAGAATCTGCAAAAGGAGCAACAGATGTATTTTTGGGAGGAATTAAAGGATGGCACAATCATAAACAAGCCAATTGATAAGTACAATCACCTTTCTGATGCGTTGCGTTATGCCACATACTCAAGGTATAAAAACCGCAATGATTTCTTTGTGATTTAAAATTTGTATTTTTGGATAAAATTTTGATTGATGGCATCAGTACTGGATCGATTTAGGAATCTTATTACCAAAAACGCACAACAAACCGCAGCGCAATACAATAAAGCAATTTATCAATTTTTGGGTGAATCCATTGTTTGGAATCCCGAAAATGATGATACTTACATTCGGGATGGATATCGCAGGAATGCAACCATCTATTCGCTTGTAAATCTCATTACAAATGCTGCAACAACAATTCCATTTCAGATATATGAAAAGGTAAACGAAAACGAAGTGAAGCGATATAAGTCGCTCACAAGCGGATCAGTGGATGCGCAATCGCTATTGAAAGCAAACCTCATCCGCAAAAATGCAATGGTTGAATTGGAAGGCACTGAACTTCATCAGCTATTGGAGCGACCAAATGCAGCGCAATCATATTCAAGTTGGATCAGTGAACTCATTGCCTTTGGTAAACTAACAGGCAACCGATATATTTATGGGATTGCACCTGAAACGGGAATGAACAAGGGCAAATACAAAGAACTTTATGTGATGCCATCACAAATTATGGAAATCGTTTCTGGAGGCATTATGCAACCAGTGCAAAAATATCGCATTGAATATCAAGGTGCTTATGATATCCCTGCGGAGGATATATTGCACATCAAGGATTTCAATCCTTACTATGATGGAACAGGATCGCATTTGTATGGGCAATCACCATTGAGGGCGGGATTGCGTTCCCTTACAACCAACAATGAAGCGGTGCAAACAGGTGTGAAATACTTACAAAACCAAACCGCACGTGGTATCCTTACAAGTGATGAAGGGGATTTGAATGAAGTTCAAGCGCAACAATTGAAAGATAAGTTCCGCAAAAACTTTCAAGGTGCTGACAATGCAGGTGATGTGATTATCACTCCCAAAAAATTATCGTGGGTAAACTTTGGATTGAATGCTGCGGATGTTTCACTCATTGAGCAATACAACGCATCCATCAAGGATTTGTGCAACATTTATTCAGTGCCAGTACAATTGTTGAACAATACGGAATCTGCAACCTACAACAATATGAAGGAGGCAAAAAAAGCATTGTATCAAAATGCGGTTATTCCTGAACTCAACAAGATACGTGATGAATTGAATCGATGGTTGGCACCAATGTATGGTGATAAATTATTCATTGATTTTGATTATTCCGCAATACCAGAATTGCAAGAGGAAAATGAAAAGGTTGTTGATCAACTTTCAAAAGCGTGGTGGGTAACTCCAAACGAAAAAAGAAGGGTGATGAATTATGGTGTTGATGAGGAAAACATTGCTCTTGATAATTATTACATCCCTGCAAACCTTTTGCCAATTGAAACAAACGAAATGCCAATTCCCGATCCGATTGATGAAATTGATATTGAGGAGGAAAAGCAACTAATCAAACAGGCACTTTGGAATATCGAAGTGAAAGCGGAGGTGCAAGGAATGGCGGATGTGTACACAACAGAGGATGAAGCCATTGCACGTGCAATTGAATTGGGCGGTGATGGGTATCACGAAATTGAATTGAATGATGAGGTTGTATATATGCCATTTGCAACGCATCAGGAATATGAGGATGCCATTGCAGCAATGGAGGAAAGCAAAGCGGAAATGTATGATGATTATCCACAAACCGCAACCAACAACGCAAAGCGAATGATTGAATGGCGGGAAAAGTATGGAAGGGATGTTGTAAAGGGCGGAACAGAAGTGGGATGGCAACGTGCCAATCAACTTGCAAAGCGTGAAGCAATCAGTGCTGATGTAGTTTCAAGGATGGCACAATTCAACAGGCATCGTGACAATGCAACCATTGCAGATGAGTACAAGGATGAGCCATGGAAAGATCGTGGATTCGTTGCTTGGAATTTATGGGGTGGCACTGCGGGTGTAGATTGGGCAATCAAAAAAATGGAGGAATTGCGCAATGGCTAAAATGAGAATGATTGAATTGGTTATTGAAAAACCAAAAAAGAAACGCAAAGGAGTGCATTCAAAGAACGCATCCAAAGGGCAAAAAGGGTACAAAAAAAAGAAACGTGGTCAAGGTAAAAAAAGATAATAATGACTGAAATATCTAAACAAACGAAATTCACATTGTCAATTGAAACAATCATTGCATCTGCGGTTGTACTATTCACCGCAACTGCATTTTATTTTGATTTAAAGGCACAAGTAAAAGAGGCAATGGAGCAACCCGCTCCAGTGATTTCACGTGCTGAATATGATTTGAAAGATAATGCCATCCGCAGCGAAATAATGAGCAACAGGCAACTCATTGAAAAGAATTTTGAAAAACTTGAAACCATTGAAGCAAGATTGTACGAATTGAAAACAAATTAAAATGAGAACTTTTATTTTGATATTGGCTTTGTTGTTTTCACCATCAAGCGTGAATCCAAATCCAATTGAAAATAAAGGTATCACAGTGATGCAAATCAATGCTAAATGGAACAAACAAAACAACATCAATCTTGAAAATTTGATTGGTTGCAGAGTTCAATTTGCTTGGCTTGAGGATCAACCTCAATCGCTTAAAAAAGCAATTCAAACAGTTCCAATTGTTGTGATATATGATGGCAACAAACCAGTAAAGCAATGGAGTGCGGATTTGTCATTCAAGTTGGAAGTTGATTTGAATGAAATACAAAAAACAATTAACTCAATAAGATAGTAATGCCAACACAAAAGAATGGCATCCTTTCAAAACAAGTGAAAGCCAATTGGCAAGGTGCATTTGAAAACGAAATGCGTAAAGCGGAAAAGGCAATCATCGGATCGGTGCAAAGGTTTTATCAATCGGAATATGAAAAGGGTGTTGATGCGTTTCTGCAACAAGGCACAATTGATGTGCAAGGGATATTCAAAGCGGAGGGTTTCAAAAAAATATATGAGCAACTTTATGTGCAAACTGGAATGAGGTTTGCCAATTGGTATGCAAGGAACTTTGATCGTTTTTTAAAAAAAGGAATTAACCCAAATCAATTTCAATCGGAATGGCAAAACCTATTCGGACAATACGCTCAACAAAATGCAGGTGCAAAGATTGTACTTGTGCAAGGAACTGCAAAGAAAACAATGCAGCGGATATTACGTGCCAATATGCAAGATTCTGCATTTGCAGCACTCGGAGCAAGACAAAAGCGTGATGTGATATTGCGCCAAACAAATCTCTATTCAAGGAATCAGGCACTGCGCTTGGTGCGTACTGAAACAACCAATGCAGCCAACTATGGCACATTGCAATCCGCAACAACTATATTTCCCGCACAACAAATGATGAAAGAATGGGTTTCGGGCAATGATGGGCGGACACGCTCCATTCCTCCAAATGATTTTGATCACGTTGTGATGAATGGTGTGCAAGTAAAATTTGAGGAAACATTCAGCGTTCAAGGGCAACAAATGCGACATCCTGCGGATTCATCATTGGGTGCATCAGCGGGAAATGTTGTGAATTGTAGATGCAGCGTGTTTCCATTCCCAATGGAGGAGGCACAAGCAATTGGTGAGTTTGAAAGTATTGGATTCGGTTTGAGCGGTGTTGCGGTGCAACAAATCTTGAATGATGAAATATAACTATATTTGTACAAAATTGAATTAGTATGGCAATGATATACAAGGCATCACCAATGGGTGAAATTGCTGACATCGATGAAAAAATGGGAATCGTTAAAGGATACGGATCTTATTTTGGCAATAAGGATTCCGATGGGGATGTGATTGCAAAAGGAGCGTATCAAAAAACCATTCAGGAAAATGCTTTGCGTGTGCGTTACTTATGGCAACACAAAATGGATAAACCCATTGGAAAAATAAAAGAACTTTATGAGGATGACAAAGGATTGATGTTTGTTGCCGAAATACCAAAAACAACACTTGGCAATGATGCGCTTGAACTTATGAAAGCGGGAATTGTCACTGAAAATTCAGTTGGCATTTTGCCAATACAAAAACAAATGAAGGATGATTATCGTGAAATTACGGAGGTCAAACTTTATGAAATATCCGCAGTTACTTTAGCAGCCAATGATCAGGCAAAGATCCTTGATGTGAAAGGGAAAGTGGATATTGAAAACGAATTCAAGCGTTTCGATGCATTGGCAAAACTTATCCGCAAGGGAAAGATTTCCGATGAAATGGGATACGCTATTGAAGCCGAAATACTTAAATTAAAATCATTTTTTATTGATTTCACAAAGCCGACCGATGAAGTCACTTTGCCGAAAAAAGATGATGCGATTGAAGTGTTTTCTTATTTATCAAATAAATTTAATTAACAACCTTTAAAATTTTCAAAAATGAATGAAAATACAAAAGCGCAACTTGATCAACTTGGCGATTTAATCGATGCCAAACTTGAAAAGGCGCAAGGACAAGCGGTTGAATCCGCAACTGGTAAAGCTGATGAAATGCTAAAAAGCGAAATCAGCAACCTAACAACACAATTCAACGAGCGTATGGATGCAATGGAAGTTGCAAACAAAAAATCGTTTGAAGTTAGCAACAACGTATCTTTCAAAGGTGCTTTAACAAATGCCATCAATGATGGTGCTATTGAAGCAATCGCAAAAGGAAACGCAAGATCTGCATCATTTGAAGTCAAAGCCGACATGACTGTTGCAGCTGATTTCACTGGTGAAGTGATTCCAGCGGATAGAGTTGCAGGATACAAATTCGATCCAACTCGTTCAACTCACATAAGAAACTTGATTCCACAAGGATCAACCTCATCTGATGTTGTACGTTTTGTGAAAGAATCTGGATATTCAAATGGTGCTGCTGCAACTGCTGAAGGTGGTGCAATTGCACAATCTGATTTCGATTTCACTGCATCTGATGCAAACGTTCGCAAAATAGCGACCTATTTTAGAATTTCAGAAGAGATGTTGGCGGATACTCCACAATTAACATCTTATCTTTCTGCTCGTGCGCCTGAAAAACTACTTTCAGTTGAGGATACACAAATCCTTTCAGGTGATGGATCTGCTCCAAACTTGAGCGGAATCATAACTGATGCAGCTGATTTTGATGTTTCATCTGGCGGTGCATTTTATCAATCAGTTGAGGCAGCGAATGAATTCGATGTTCTTATAGCTGCTCTTAACCAATTGGCATTGAGCAACTATGATGCGGATTACATTATGCTACATCCAACAGATTTCCACAAAATCCTATTATTGAAAGATAGCAACAACAGCTATTTGAAAGATCAGGTTTACGCTGGATTACAACCTGCATTTATGGGTGTGCCAGTTGTGGTGAATACTGCAATCACTGCGGGAACTTTCCTATGTGGAAACTTCGGTGTTGGTACTCAACTTTGGGTGCGTGACAACGTTGGTGTTGAATTCTTCAGAGAAGATGGCACAAACGTACGTGATGGATTCGTAACCGTAAGAGTATCGGAGCGTGTTGCATTGACAAACTATTTGCCAAATGCATTCGTTAATGGTACATTCTCAACTGCAAAAGCTGCACTTGAAACTCCCTAATCAATAGGGCATTACAACCAATAAAAGGGGTGGGCATATTCGTTCACCTCTTTTTTTTTGCACTTTTTTTTGATATTTGTTTGGTGGGAAAGAATTTTTTCTTATATTTGTACCAACAAAATGAAACAGATATGAATAATTTTCAAAGTATTACCGACAATAGATTAAGAAAGGATTTAATTTCAATAGCACAATCAATGCAAGGGCATCATTTAGCAAGATTAGCGATGATGATGGCGGAGGAAAGAGGCATTGATTTGAGCTATGAAGATGCATTAAAACTTTAAAAAAACAAACGGGGAGGGCAACCTCCCCATAAAACTTGAAACAATGAAACGGAAAATCGAAAACTTTATTTTTGACACAATTATATATGTTGCTGCATTTGGATTGGTATGCACATTTTGCCAACTATGCGCTCACGCTGATAAATGGATGGGATTATGAAAAACAAGGAAACAAAAATCAACAAGGGATTGTTGGGGTGGCTTTTCTTTTTAGTAGGCATCCGCACAATTTATCTTTTCAATGATGTATTCACTGGCATATTTACAATCCTGATTGGGTTTTCAATGATGCTCACAAAAAAAGAATCATGAAACATTTGACCGCAGATTATAAAAGATACTTGCAACTGTTGGATGCAAAGGAATTCAGCCGATTGCCATTATCAAGGCAATTGATGGTACTCAAGGAATTGAATGAACTTGAGAAAAAAATTGCACGTGAATCGTGTGATGAGTAGATAGTTTTTTTTTATTATTGTTAGATTGAAAAGGGGTTTCCGATTGGTTTCCCCTTTTTTTTGTACTTTTATTTTGTGGATGCTAATCAACGGGGTTGCTTTGCTGAATATAAGTTTGGCACAATAGCAATGGAAAATGGATTCAATGTTTCAATGCCTTTGCTTGATGCATCACCTTATGATGCCATTATTGAAAAGGATGGCAAAGTGTTTAAAATACAAATCAAATCGGTTTCCGCTGATCGTAAAAAAAACCAAAACAACATTCATATTTCACTCACACGTAATGGAAAGGGTTATCCAAAAAAGTACGTTGATTATTTTGCCATCTATTTTGTTGAATATGATGGCTTTTTTATTATTAAGAATAAAGAACAAAAAGCAATTCGATTAAGCATTGATGGTATTTACAAAAAAAATTTCCGTAACTTCGCATCAATTCTTTAACGAGTTTTTTTTCTGTTTCAACTTAAAAGGAGGCGCAATCAATGTGCCTCTTTTTTTTTAACTTTACACAAATTAAAAGAAATGAGGCAAATCAAAATCAATTCCACAACTGGAAGTGAAATCATCACAACACAAGATGTGAAAGATTACGCACGTATTGATACAACAGCGGATGATTCATTGATCACACTGATGATTGAAACCGCACGAATATGGTGTGAGAATTATATTTCAAGGGATATTGTGGCAAAAAATCGCACGTACTATGTGGACACAACGGAAACGGGATTGATTGATATTCCATTTTCACCAGTGGCATCAATTTCAAGCGTTACAATCAATGATATTGCTGCAACGTACACAATACTCGGTTTGGACAATGAAACCATTGAATTGGATGGCGGTGCTGCGGAAAAGGTGAAAATCACCTACATCACAAGTGGCATCAACAATGCGCTTATGAAACAAGCAATGCTCCAAACAATTTCAACGTATTATGACAATCGTGCAGATTTTGTTCAAGGTGCAAACGTGCATTTGATTCCAACTGATGCCAAAACAATACTCACATCTTACAAATCAATGTTTGTATAATGGATGCGGGGCGGTTAAATAAAAGGATTAAAATACTGCGCTTGACAAAAACCGCAGATGGATTCGGTGGGTTTACAAGTTCCGAAACCATTGTTCACACATTTTGGTGTTCATACAAGGAAAATTCAGGCGAAATAACGCAAGAAAACGGAATTCGGGAGCAACGCACCGCAATTGAAATAATAATGCGGGAAAAGGCAGCAAATCAAATCCTTTTGAGTGATGTATTGGAACTTGAATCATCGGGTGAAAAATACCGCATCAATGATAAGTTTGATTCCACGATTGATCAGTATACAACAATCAAAGCGGTTACGATATGAAAGCGGGAATAAAAATCAATCAATCGGATTTGGCAAAGTTGAATAAAAAACTTGCACAATTACAAAAGTTTTCAAAACAGCAACTTTCAAGTGAAATTGGAAGGGGTGCGCAGGAAATTGTTGGAAGGGCAAAACAATCCGCTCCTTATGATAACGGCAACTTGCGTGGGAGCATAAGTTCAGAGGCATCTGGAAAAGGTGTTGCGGTTATTGCTGATGCTGAATATGCGCCTTATGTTGAGTTTGGAACGGGATCAAAAGTGAGTTTGACTGATATGAAGGAACTTGGCATTCCTGATTCGTATGCAGCACAATTCAAAGGCAAAGGATTTACGGGAAAAATTCCAGTTGAGGTTGAAAATAACAAATGGAGGATGGTGCAATTTCCAATCAATCTTTCACCACGACCATTTTTCTTTTCATCCGCAAGGGTTGGTTTCAACAATATGCTCAAACGAGTGGATAAAAAACTTAAAAAATTATTATGAAAGATCCGATTCGATTTGTTAGAAAAGCCATTTTAACCGCTTTAACGGGCAATATCAGTTATGGTGGGAGTGTTGTACCAATTTATGGTAGAGTGCCATCAAACGCAACGTATCCATTCGTGAGGGTGTATTCCCTTTCATCGGGTGAAACGAATCAAAATCGTGATTCATTCAACAGTGAGGTGATTACAAGGATTGAAGTGGTTACAAGATTCCAATCGGATAATGGTGGGGAACTGCAATGCAATGCCATTGTTTCGGATTGCCTTGAGTTGGTACGCACACGCTCCGCAGGATACTTTGATCTTGCATCTGATGGATTCAATGTGTACACATCGGAAAATGAAGGCATCCAGTATATTGAACAAGATTTGAGTGATCACACATATTTCAGGGCAATCATTGAATTGTCAAACAAAATTCAACAACTATAAAAATGGCTAATAATTTAAGATTTACACACATATATCAAAAAGCAACACTCGGACAATTTGGTTGCAGGGTTTTGGAAACTGGGGATTCAACTCCAGTTGGTGAATTTTATCACACAATACGACCTTTGAAAAAATCATCATTCACTGCGGACAATAACACAACGGGTGGTGATAGTTCAATCACAATCACAAATGTTGAAGCAGCGTGTGATATTGTTGGGCATTTTGACAATGTTAGTTGCTCACATGGAAAAGTTATTTGTTACTTAATATGAAGCATTTTAAAATTAGCGAATTTGATTCACCTGATGAAATTGGGAGCGGTGAACGTATGGATACTGATGTGTTGAAAATGATTGATCAGGCACGTGAATTGTTTGGCAAACCAATACGTATCAATTCAGGGGTACGCACAAAAAAAAGGAATGAAATGGTTGGGGGAACAAAAACATCAAGCCATTTGAAAGGTTACGCAATCGATGTTAGTTGCGATAATTCAGCGGATCGATTTCGTTTGATTGAAGTTTTGATGCTTGTTGGATTCAATAGATTAGGGATTGCCAAAACGTTTATTCACGTTGATAATGATCCCGATAAAAGTAAGAATGTTATTTGGGTGTACTAATGAAAACACTGTTCGCAAAATTATTGGGATTGAATAATGGTGGCAAATCATCACTTGGTGAATTTGCAAAGGATTTGCGTGAAGCAATCAAAGGCAAAGAAATTGATCCCGATAAAATGATGGAACTTGTGAAGGTGCAAAGTGAAATCAACAAAATGGAGGCACAACATCGGAGCATATTTGTTGCGGGTTGGCGTCCATTCATTGGATGGATTTGTGGGATTGCACTTGCTTACAACTTCATCATTCGTGATTTAATTGCGTGGGTTTCACCTGATGTGATGCCTCCTGCAATTCAGATGGATCAACTAATCACCATACTATTGGGGATGCTTGGTTTGGGTGGATTGCGTACCTTTGAAAAAATAAAAGATAAAACGAAATAAATGGGAGTAAAAGATACTGCAAATTTGGCGATGATTCCCGCAGCGTATGCGGAGGACAAAGTTTATTCCGTTGTGCCATCCGATGGTGATGGGGATTTCACATTCACACGAAGTGGATCAGGCACACGCATCAACAAGGGCGGATACATTGAAACAATGGCGGAAAACGTGCCTCGTTTGAATTATCGTTTGGATGCTGATGGAAACCCAAAGGGATGCCCTGAATTACTTTTGGAGGAATCAAGGCAAAATAAAGTTTACCCAAATAATTCTTTAACGGGGTATGTAACAATTGGTGTATCAACTACAAACAATGATACTATTGCTCCAAACGGAACAAATGAGGGCGCAAAAGTACAGGCAACCACATCAGGTACTTCTGTTGTATTTAAAGGGTTTTCGGGAACATCAGGTGTTACGCACAATATATCTGCATTTATAAAGGCAGGAACGCACAATCAAGTAAGATTACAAGAAGGTTTTTCCGCATCAAATATAGATGTAAATTTATCAAATGGCAATATAGTCGCAAACTCAAATTCATCAAACTTAAATGTTGAAAAATACCCAAATGATTGGTATCGAGTTTCTTTTGATTTCACATCATCAGGAACAAATTTGCAATTCGCTTTGTATTTTAGTGGAAGTTATTCATCGGGTGAAAATATCTATTTATATGGTGGGCAAATTGAACAAGGAAGTGGAGCAACAAGTTTAATCAACACAACATCTGGAGCAATCACACGCAACAAGGATTCCGCATACAATCAACCATTCGGGGATTTAGCAAGTGATTATCCAATCACTGTTTATTGGAAAGGGCGAATCACAAATCAAAATGGTAACAATACGGGTTTTTCAATTTATCAAAATGGATATGGATCAAGATATTTAATGCTTACGTTCAATTCATCATCGCAATTATTATTGAGGAGAAGGGATTCAGGGGGTGAGGATTTGGATTACATTTCCTACACAACACAAATTGGTGATATTAAAAAAATTGCAATAAAATTCACAAGCAATACATCTGCAAAAGTTTATGTTGATGGATTGGAAGTTTTAAATTTAAGCGGTGGCACTGATATAGATTATTCATACGATTGTGTGAACATTGGCACACGATCAATTGCAGGTGATACAAATTTAAGAAATCCCGCTGATGAATTATTCGTGTGGAACAAGGCACTCACAGATGCGGAAATGGTTGAATTAACAAGTTAAAATAAAAATAAAATGAGCCATATATTTAAAAAATATGAATTTCCTGATGAAGCAACTGCGGATTCATTGATTGATGCGTTGCCATCACAATATGATGAGGAATTGGATGAAACAAATCCTGATCACAAGCACGTGATTGTGAAATTGTACCATCCAATCGTGGAGCAACCAGTTTATGATGATGAGGGCAATATCGAAACCGATGCGGTATTGGCGGAAAACTTTTCCGTTGATGTACTTTGGCAAGGTATTGAAGCGCAACCAGATGATTGGGAGCAATACGAAATCACATTGAGTGACAATGGAGTTCATTCCTTTTTTGGGATTGATTATATATAAAAAAAATGGGAGTTATCAATGGTACAAATTTTCTTTTGTACAAGAGTGATATCGATCCAAAGGTTGCCCAATTTCAAGGGCGAGTTTTGAATGATGGTGGCACTCTTGAATCATTGAATTGTGTGCGTGATGCGTTTGAGGATGAAAAAATTGTACTTGGGCATTCCACATCAACAACGGTTTCATTGAGCGTTGATTTGCCCGAATCCACAACAAAAGATTCCAATGGTTTTCGTGAAGTGATTGCAGGTGTGCGATCAGGTGAAATTGCAGTTGATGGTTTGGTTGATTATGGTGATACATTAAATTTCAACGAATTGGTAACAATGATGCTCACAAAACAAAAGGCGGAATTCTATTTTGAGGATTCCACAAGTTCATTGTATATTTTTAATGGTGAGGGATATATTGAATCCGTTGAGCAAATTGCAGAAATGGAAAACTCGGTTTCATATTCAGTTGGAATTTCACTCACTGGATTGATGACATTGAATTAAAAAAATATAGTATATTTGTATAGAATTAAAAAATTAAAAAGCTATGCCAACAACGGGTGTATTTAACGGAACAAACCTTTTGCTTTCAGTAGAAGGAACAAATCTTGGGCATACAACATCTTGCTCATTAACATTATCAACTGATTTGCCAGAGGCAACAACAAAAGATTCAAACGGATTTCAAGAGGTTATCGCAGGTGTGATGAGCGGTGAAGTTTCATTTGATGGATTAGTCACTTATGATGATACATCAAACGTAACTGAACTTGCTGATTTTCTTTTGGCACGTACACAATTGACTGTTGTATTCGGAACTGAAACAACGGGTGATCGTATTTTCACTGCGGAGGGTTTCCTTTCATCACTTGAGCAAAGTGCGGAAATGGAATCACCAGTTTCTTATTCAGGATCAATCACATTGACTGGGCAAATTGCTGCATCAGACGGATAAAATATTATGAATTGAGCGCAATTTGAGGGGATTGCGCTTTTTATTTTTTTACTATGGCAAACAAACAACGGGGATACTACTCCATTAAACTTGGCGGGAAAATGCGCAAGTTGCATTTTTCAATGAACTTTTGGGCAAACTTCACTGATACATTGGGCATTTCGCTTGATAAGATTGGTGACATATTTGGTGAGGGAATTTCACTTGGCACAATTCGTTCACTTATTTATTCCGCAATCCTTGCAAATGATCAAGAGGAGGGAAATGAAATTGACTACAATGAATTCAAAGTTGGAATGTGGCTTGAGGATTTACAAGCGGAAAAACTTGAGGACATTGTGAATGCAATGATGGAATCACGAGTGCTTGGCAATGATTTGAATCAAGGTGTGAAGCGCAATGTTGTGAAATCAACAGAAAAAAAAACGAAACCTTAACTCCTGAGAAACTCACTTGGGATGATTTGATGGATTATTTCATCGGTCAAGTAGGGATTGATCCTGATAAATTTTGGAAACACACTTGGAAGGAAAATCACCTTTTGGGTGAATCATATTACATTGCCAACAATAAGGAGTGGGAACGCATCCGATATTTGGCAGCAATGGTGTACAATGTGAATGCTCAAAAACGTTCACAAATGATTGATCCTGAAAAGTTGTTTTCATTGCCTCAAGATATATATTCCAAAATGGAAAAGAATCGACCGAAATCCACAAAGGACAAATACAATTCATTTTTAGACAAAGTCAAATCAGCGACATTTGATAAAAAATTAAAGATGTAGGATTTTTGTATTTTTACATTTAAATTCTACGGATGGCAAATAATCAATTGAAAGTTACTTTATTGGGTGATGCATCGAAACTGAATGCAACACTCCAAACCGCATCAGGGCGGTTGAAATCATTTGGTAAAAGCACAACCGCAGTTGGCAAATCACTTCAAACAAGATTAGCATTGCCATTGGCATTGGCGGGTGGTGCTGCAATCAAAATGGCAATGGATTTCGATAAGTCAATGACTAAAATCAAATCCCTTGTTGGTATTGCAGGTGATGAAGTGGATGCAATGGGCGCAAAAGCCAAAACAATGGCAAATGAATTTGGTGTTTCATCATCAAAGGCAGCTGAAGCATTGTTTTTTATAACATCTGCGGGATTGCGTGGTGATGAGGCAATGCAAACATTGGAGGCATCATTGAAAGCATCCGCAGTTGGGTTGGGTGAAACTGCAACGATTGCAGATTTGGCAACATCCGCAATGAATGCGTATGGATCGGATTCACTCGGTGCGGCACAAGCAACAGATGTTTTGACCGCTGCGGTGCGTGAAGGTAAATTATCATCAGAGGATTTGGCGGGTGCAATGGGATCAGTGTTGCCAGTTGCATCAAATATGGGTGTACAATTCCACGAAGTTGGTGCTGCATTTGCTGCAATGAGTAGAACAGGAACTGATGCTGCAAGTGGTGCAACACAATTGAATGCCATCCTTTCAGGTTTATTGAAACCAACAAAACAAGCGGAGGATGCGTTGAATTCAATGGGATTATCATCCGCAGGGTTGAAGCAACAAATCAAGGATGAAGGATTATTATCTACATTAAACACATTAAAAACTGCATTTGATTCCAATGCAGATGCAGCGCAAGTTGTATTCCCAAACATTCGGGCATTGAAAGGGGTGTTGGATTTATTGGGATCAGGGGTTGAGGTGAATCGTGGCATCTTTGAACGGATGAATAACACAATGGGGATGACTCAAACCGCATTTGATGCAACCGCACAATCCGCTGAATTTAGATTGCGCAAGGCAATGAATTCATCAAAGGAATCATTTGCGCAACTTGGTGCAACCTTACTCACTGGATTGTTGCCTATTTTTGAACAAGTTTCAACCGTTATTCAAAACGTATTCAATTCCTTTTTTAACTTAGATGAAGGCACACAAAAACTTATTTTGGGATTGGGTGCATTTGCAGTTGTGTTGCCAACAATAATCACATTGATTGGCACACTTACGACATTGATGGGAGCGTTGCTTTCACCTGTTGGGTTGGTTGCAGCTGCATTGGCGGGTGTTGCTTTTATCATATATAAAAATTGGGGTGAAATTTTGCCAGTGGTTGTTGGTTTGTACAATCAATTTGTGGATTTGTACAATGGATCGGAGGCACTTCGTAAAGTAATATATTTCTTGAAAGCAGCATTTCAAACTGTTTTCACATTTGCCAAAACGCAAGTGATGTTGGTTATCAATTCATTTTCAACAATGTGGAAACTCATCAAGGAGTTTTCCGAAAAGGGTTTCAAAGGATCATTTAAGCAAATTTTATCAGATGGGTTTGATGAATCTGTTGATATTGTGAAAAGTGCGGGTGAGGAAATTGGTGATAATTTCAGCGATGCAATGAGCGATGCAGTTGGATCAACACTTGAAAAGAAAACCGTTGAGCAAGTGCAAGGCGCACTCACAAATGTGAAAGATCAAGTTTCGGGATTTGTAACGGGATTGATTGGTGATGTTGGTGGTGGCGCAGGTGCTGCGCCCGCAAAAGGCACATCGGGTGGTGGTGATGGAGGCGGTGATACTTCAGGCGACACAACATCAACGGGTGTGCCAGAATCAGGCGGTGGCGGTGGCGGAACTCCTCCAACTGGTTTCACAAAACTTAAAGAATCACTTCTTGATCTTGGATTGACAATGGATGAAATTCAAGAACAAGCAACAAATGTTGGTGCATCTGTTGGGGGTGCGTTTCAACAAATGGCAGATGGAATGATTGCATCTCTTGGATTAGCTGAAAATGGATTTCAAGGATTTCTCGGTCAAATGCTTGGAATGATTGGACAACTTATTTCAATGCTTCTTGCAAATGCAGTTGCAAACGCAATTACAGGAGCAAGTGCAGGTGCTTTGGGAACTGGTCCTGCTGCTCCATTCACACTCCCTGCTTTTATTGCGACAATGACTGCGGGTGTAATTGGCGCATTTGCTGCAATTCCGAAGTTTGCTGATGGTGGTATTGTTTCAGGCACAACGTTGGGTGTAATGGGTGAATATACGGGCGCAAAACAAAATCCAGAGGTGATTGCACCATTGAACAAATTGGAGGCAATGATTGGCGGGAAACAAGCGCAACAAGTTAATGTTGGCGGTGAATTTAGAATTCAAGGGCAAGATTTGGTGGTTGCACTGCAACGTGCGGAACGCAATCGCTCACGTTTAAAATAAGCAAATGGCATACGGGGTAAAATACAGATTGATTTTTTCTGATTTATTAGGACACGCAAAAAAGGTTGAAATTTTGCAAGATGGTTATTCAGGTGAAGTTTTGCCAATGATTGGAACAGGTGATCCTGTACAAATCGAATGGGAGGGTGATGATGATTTTTATGAGCCAATAATTGGATCAAGTTGCACATTAAATTTGCTTGTTACTGATGATGTTACTTATGATGATTTTTTCAAAGGTGCGGAGGAGGAATATCGTGTGCAAATTTATTATGATAGAAATCAATCAAATGTTTTTCAAGATAGGGTTGAGGAAATTGCCACAAATGCAGGGCGCATTGAAGTTCCTGAATGTATTGAAAATGAACTCACTCAAGGAAATACAATTTCAAGTGATTTCACAACAAGAGTTTTGAATGATGGTGGCACAATAGACAATGAAACGTGCATTGGAAAATCAATCACCGATTCAAGAACTTATGAATGGGGAACTTTTTGGGAGGGTTTTTTGTATTTGGATACATATTCCGAAGTACTTTCAACAAATCCTTATGAAATATCCATCACCGCATTAGATGGATTGGGATTGCTTGATGTAAATGATTCAAGGGCATTAAACGTATATGTTTTGCCTCTTTTGTATGGAGCAAATTTAGGTGAGTGGTATTATGTTTCTGAAATGTTACAAGAATTCAACAAAGACGCAACCGCAGTTGAAAGATATTTGTATTGGGCGGGTGATATACAATGGACAGGTACATCTGATTTTATTGGTGATATTCCCGCACGACCTTGGAGTACATATTCAAACATTGATGATAAATTTAATTTTCTAAACAACAAAGAAGTTTTGGAAAAAATTTTGCGAAAATCAAATTCAAGGATATTTCACGCATTTGGTGATTGGTATGTTGTACCAAATTCATTGTATTTGGATGATGTTTTTTCTGGGCAATATTATGACAGGACAGTTTTTAAAAACGCACTTGCAAACGGGCAAAATGAGGTGATTGATTTTCAAGTGTTTGGTGTTGGTGATGGCAGAACTTTTGAAGGAAATGCCACAAAGAATGTCACGAAAAGAATTAAAAAAGATTTACAACCTGTTGATAATGATATGTCAATTGAATATTTATCACCAATAAACAAAGTTATAATTGAATCAGATTTGAAACAAGAGGCGCAAATATTAGGAAGATTAAGCAATAATGTTGGATTCACTTTTGGATCAGGGGGATACACTTTATCATACGGTGCTGTTGCTACAACACACGATTTTGTTGGATCAAACAATCAATCATATAAACTAACGAATTTCACAACAAATGCAACTTCAAGAATAACCGCAATTGTTTCAGATGGATCATTTAAGTTTGGAAACTACAATCCCGCAGACAATGTGGAATATTCCTTTGAATATCTTTTTGATTCAACCGCAACAAATCCATCATACAAATTGTATTATTCCACAAAAATAAGTTATTCAATAAACACATCTTTTTCAACTACTTTGGTAAAATATCACGATGTTGAAAACAATACAATGGAAAACACAATTGTTTACAATGAAATTATTTTTCAAGATGTTTTGGAACTTCAAAGGTGGCAAAAAGAAACAAAAACGCTCCCTAATAGTTTTAACGGATTGTATCAATTACAAGTAGACATCACTTTTTATCAGCCAGTTTTGACATCAGGAACGGGATATTCTGCATTGTATTTAGATAATATACGTTCATTTGATACTGATATGGAACGTGACAATCAAACACTCAAATCAACTATTTCTGAAAATCGTGGGGTTTATGATTTTGAAGTTGTGCCAAATGAAGAATTATGCAATGCATTTCTTGATTTTGGATTAAACACAAAGATTCCAGTTGATGATGATAAAAACAACGCACAACAAATTTTGAACGATTACAGAACTTATGTGCCACGATATGAAGCAACTGGATATGGAAACAAAAACAAACCAGTCACTCCATTAGATAAGTTGTTTGTTGATTTCAAAACACATTATCAAGATGATCAAGCATCAATGATTGATACATTGAAATACAACTTGAGAAGAAATATATTCAAAATAATTACACACACTCCAAACAATGATCCTGATGTTACGGTTACACATCAGCTGCGCCAAAACTAAAAACATTCCTTTTCCCTTGTTTGCCAGAAACCTTGAGTGAAATTTTTTTTGCTTGAGGTTTCTTTTTAGAAAGAATTTTTTCTATATTAGCGAAAATAAATTTTTTCAATTATGGAATTTAACACATATTTCAACTCCGAATTGGAGCGATTGGAACTCACACGAAAAAAGGTTTGTCAAGCACTTGGAATGACAATCCCAACACTTCGTTCAAGGGTGAACAATTGCGGTACATTTCAGGTGGATGAAATCAAAAAACTCCAATCGTTGGGGTTTGATCTTAATCGTTTAATTTAAAACAATGGCAGAAACAGAAAACAATTTGCACGAAAAACTTTTGAAAGTGCAAAACGAAATCGGAGCGATTTCAAAATCAGCAACAAATCCTTTTTTCAAATCAAAATACTTTGACATCAATGTATTGATTCGGGAGGTGTTGCCAATACTAAACAAACACAAACTCACACTTTTACAACCCATCAAGGATGGTGAAGTTTGCAGTGTGATAAGTGATGGAAAAAACTCCATTGAAAGTGGAGTGAAACTTCCTGAAATAAATGATCCGCAGAAACTCGGATCAGCAATAACGTATTTCAGGCGTTACACATTGCAATCATTGCTTTCGTTACAAGCGGAGGATGATGATGGCAATATGGCATCAGGAATGAAGCCAAAACTTTCAAATGAGCAATTTGAAGTTGTGATGAAATCAGATCGACAAACTGCATTGAAAGCAATACAAAAAGCGGAATTATCCGCAACTCAATTAAGTAAATTAAAATCTAAATTCAATATATAATGGCAGAGGATAAAATTTTTGCAGATGGTTTCATTGTGAAACGTAGGGAAAACGCACCCGATTTTGTGGTGGCAAATGTATCAATCAAGGTTGATGAATTCGGAAAGTTTGTGAAAGCAAACTCAAAAAACGGATGGATTAATCTTGATGTGAAAACCGCACAAAGCGGTAAAATGTACGCTGAACTAAACACTTGGCAGCCAGATGGCAAAGTGCAAAAAGTGGCACAAGGGGAAAGTGACTTGCCTTGGTAGTCAAGCAATGGGAGTGGCATTTTGCTGCTCCCTTTTTTTTAACTATTAAAACAGAAAAATGAAAGTTGAAATTAGTTTTAATGATCAAGTTGATGAATTGATGCATTTGTTGGATTTAACGCAACAACAAATCAATTCAAAGAAATATGTTGATGCTCTTGAAACGTTGCATTTAATGTATGAAATACTTGAAATTTATGAATTTTAAAAACAGAAAAAATGAAAGAACAAGATTTGATTGATTTAGGATTTGAAAGGGTTGACACTCCACCAAATCAAAGTGAAATAAATGAAGAATATTATTTTTACACACATACTGACACTGGAATTGATTTTTTTAGTAGTGCAGATTATGAATCCAATTCAGATGATTGGTGGGTTTCAATGTTTGAAAATGATTCATGCAGGATATTCAACCAAGTAGAAATTGACCTTATTATTCAAATAATTAATAAAAACACAATACAATGAAATCACCTATTAAAATATACAAATACGAAAACCAGCGGATCAAAATATATAAAAAGGATTTTAATGAAATCATTGAATCTTTGGATGTTGATTCGGAGTTAAAAGATCAATTATTAAAACTTTTCATTTTGTATGGAAACGCAAGTTCCATTAAATCAAAAGCGTATCAAGAAATGAAAACATTCAAAAAATAAAACACAAAATGAAACAGATACAAGATACAAATGAGGAATATCATTCAAAGGATTCCATCAGCGCATCAGGATTAAAAATGATTGCTAAAAAATCGGTAAAACATTTCCTTGATAGGAAATTCAATGAAACCGATGCAATGAAATTTGGAACTGCGGT